GATTACATCAAAGCAAAAAAACCTGAAATGCTTTCACAAGTAGACACAGGTGATATGCAATCAGATCCTGGTATAAACAAAGAAGAAGGAATTACTTTCGAAGATATTAAACCTTATGTGTCAATGTACAAAGGTGACGATGGCAAGATCGTATATGATGTATTAGACAAAGATGGTAAGTCCGTACAAAAATTTGATAAAGCCAACGCGGCGATGAAATATTTACACGCAAATTTTGATGAATTAAGAAGCGGTTCAAAAGAAAAAGAAGCAATGGCAGATCCAGATGGTCATCCACAGTATGGCGATGAATCAAAAGAGATTGCACTTGATCTATGGAACGATATGTCTAAAGAAGAAAAAGAAGAACATGGTAGTTTTGGTGCATATTTAAAATCAGACGATTTCCAAGAATATCTTAATAAATTAAGAAGCAAGTTTGAAAAAGACGCAGAAGACAAAATTGATGTTAAAATTGATCCTGACGGTGGTATTTCAAAAGTAGATGGCGATAAGTCATTTGACAACAAAGAAGAAACTGTAGAAGACTTTGTGAAAAGTTTCTTTGATTACACAACAAATCAATTTCCAAAAGGTGAAACAGCAGTATTAACAAGTGTTGAAAAGAAATTTGGTGACGGATCAATCAAGACTGCACAAGAAACAATTTCCAAATTGATGCAAAACAAAGACCCTGAGATTGCCAAAATTAAAAAATTAGCAGGCGTCTAATACAATTCGGTAAAACACCCACTTAATTAAACATTGACTAAATAACAAAGTTATTGTAGTATATGAACTATGTGCTACAAAAACATTAATAGGCACAAACACGCTATAAGGCAAAAATAGGAGGCTAATATTATGGCAACACTCGCAGAAATACGTGCAAAGTTGAAAGAACAAGAAGCACGTTCAACAGGCTCAACCAGATCAGGTGGCGATAACGCTATCTACCCATTCTGGAATCTCAAAGAGTCAGAACAAGCAACAGTAAGATTTCTACCAGACGGAGATAAAGAAAATACTTTTTTCTGGAAAGAAAGACTTATGATTAAATTACCTTTTGCAGGCATTAAAGGTGACACGGATTCAAGACCAGTCCAAGTACAAGTACCATGTATGGAAATGTATGGTGAAACTTGTCCAATTCTTACTGAAGTAAGAGCATGGTTCAAAGATCCTAAACTAGAGGACATGGGAAGAAAATATTGGAAGAAAAGAAGTTACATCTTCCAAGGTTTTGTAAAAGAAGATCCTCTAAATGAAGAGGAAACTCCAGCGAATCCAATTAGAAGATTTATAATTGGTCCGCAAATTTTCCAAATCATTAAAGGTGCGTTAATGGATCCAGATATGGAAGATCTTCCAACTGATAAATTGAACGGTGTGGACTTTAGAATAATTAAAACATCTAAAGGTGGTTATGCAGACTATTCAACATCAACATGGTCTAGAAAATCTAGAGCATTAACTGATGAAGAAAATAATGCTGTATCACAGTTTAACTTGTTTAACTTATCTGACTTTCTTCCAAAGAAACCATCAGACGTAGATGTTAAAGTTATGCAAGAAATGTTCCAAGCGTCAGTTGACGGTGAACCGTATGACCAAGAAAAGTTTGGTCAATACTTTAGACCGGCAGGCTTATCAGCAAAAACTGGTGACCCTGTAACTCCTAAAGCAGAAACTCCAGCGCCAGCGGCTCAGCCAGCGGCAACAGAGGCTCCAAAGGTTGAAACACCTGCAGAGAAACCTGCTACACAGGAAACAAACAACAGTGCAGAAGACATCCTAGCGATGATCAGAGCAAGACAAGGAAAATAAAAAGCATATAGTGGGGAGGCAACTCCCCACACAACTTAAAGGTAAAAATTATGGTAAAGGCATTTGACGTTAGTAAATTTAGAAAAACTTTGACAAAATCCATTACAGGAATGAGTTCAGGGTTTCATGATCCAACAGATTGGATTTCAACAGGAAACTTCGCACTTAACTATTTGGTAAGTGGCGATTTTAATAAAGGAATACCACTAGGCAAAGTAACTGTGTTTGCAGGAGAGTCTGGTTCAGGTAAATCTTACATTTGTGCAGGTAACATCGTGAAGGCGGCACAGGATCAAGGTATATTTGTTGTGCTAGTTGATTCTGAAAACGCACTAGATGAGGGATGGTTACACGCATTAGGCGTAGACACAGATGAGAAAAAATTATTAAAACTTAATATGTCGATGATTGATGATGTTGCAAAAACTGTATCAACATTTATGACAGATTACAAGGCAATGACTGAAGAAGATAGACCAAAAGTATTATTTGTTATAGATTCTTTGGGTATGTTGTTGACTCCAACAGATGTAGATCAGTTTGGTAAAGGTGATATGAAAGGTGACATGGGTAGAAAACCTAAGGCACTTACAGCACTTGTAAGAAACTGTGTGAATATGTTTGGAAGTCACAATGTAGGATTAGTTGCCACAAATCATACATATGCATCGCAGGATATGTTTGATCCAGATGATAAGATATCAGGTGGACAAGGATTTATCTATGCATCAAGTATTGTGGTTGCTATGCGTAAACTAAAATTAAAAGAAGATGAAGATGGTAACAAAACAACTGATGTAAAAGGTATAAGAGCGGCTTGTAAAGTTATGAAGACAAGATTTAACAAACCTTTTGAAGGTGTGCAAGTTAAGATTCCATACGAAACTGGCATGAATCCTTACTCAGGACTTGTTGATTTGTTTGAGAAAAAAGGTATATTAAGTAAAGATGGTAACAGACTTAAATATGTTGATTCAAAAGGCAAAGAAGTTAAAGAATACCGTAGAGTTTGGGAACAAGGTGGAGAATTACTGGACAATGTAATGACGGACTTTAACAACTTGGTTGAAAAAGAAACAATTACAGACAATACAGAGGAGACTGTTGAATGATCGATGGAAGATTGTTAACAGAACTTTGGGAGTTTTTCAAAGCACACGCAGATAAAAAACAAATCGACGTAATGGCAGAAAAATACATTGACATTATGGCAGATTATGGTGTAGAAGATGATGCTTTTAAAGAAGCCCTTGGTTCAGATGAAGATTTAGATAAAGCAATAAACTATTATCTAGATTTAGATGAACAAGACGAGGATTATTAATACATGAGTGGCTGGTATCAAAAAATTGCCAGAGACATTGGACAAATTCCTAATGCAGTTGCACATTACGAAAAGGAATTGGATCAGGCGAAGTACGAAGTTAAAATAAAAGGCAATTTAGAAAAAAATTCAGCCGCGATGCCTGGTATTGTTGAACAAAGATTTAATCAGTTACAAGAAATAGAAGCAATTCTTCAATATTTAAACATTGAATTGCGTAGATTAAGAAGTAAACATTTTAAAAAATATCTTGAGAACTATCAACGAGCATTATCCAGTCGAGATGTTGAAAAATATGTCGACGGTGAGTCAGATGTGGTTGATTATGAAAAAATTATCAATGAATTTGCACTTTTAAGAAACAAATGGCTTGGCATCACTAAAGCCCTCGACCAAAAACAATGGCAGATAACTAATATTACAAAGTTAAGAGTCGCGGGAATGGAAGATGCAACAATATGATCATAAAGCATTTGTAATCACAATGAAAGGCAGGTCCTTTTCGGAGGAATTGGCTGAAGATTGCATTCAATCCGGCAAAAAATTCAACATACAGGTAGAAAAATTTAACGCAGTGCAACTGGACGAAGTTGCTCCCACTTATAAAAAGTTTGGGTTAAGACCTTTTCCTAAATTAAAATTTACTAGAGACACCAAAGGAGTAAGAGGTTGTTTTTGTTCACACTATTCGCTTTGGTTAAAGTGTATTGAACTAAATGAACCTATAATGATATTAGAACACGATGCATTATTCATTCGTCCCATACCTAAAGATATAGTAGATAAGTTTTCAGAACTATGTAACCTAGACGCATACAGTAGAACATCAACAGTCTATGAAGATCATCTACTAAAGTTTGAAAATTATGATGTGATTACACATCAACCGAAAAAAACACCATCTACATCAAAAAATGCGTTTCAATATTACGATAAAGAATGTATAAAAGGTCTTCATGCATACATCATAAAGCCACAAGGTGCTAAATCATTAATAGCATTTACAAAAAATAGAGGTATGTTACCAGCAGATGTTCACGTAAATGCACAGTCAGTTGCTCTTACAAAAACAAAATACAGTTTGTGCAGAATTAATCCAAAATATTGGTTGGATAAAAGTAAAAAAAGTAAAAATAGTTACACAAGGACAGATGTATGAGAATAATCATAATGGCTGGAGGCACAGCAAAAAGTTTTAATAGGCACTCTATTACTGTCCAAGGTGAAAAGTTAGTTGATAGAACTGTGCGACTTCTAAAAGAAAACGGACAAAATGATATTTGGA